TAGCGGGCATTGGAACGCTGGCGGCTAGTGGCGTAGTAACAGCAATAGGCAAAGCAACCTTGACAGGGGCAGGCACTTTAAGTGCTATCGGAAGGCGACTTTATATTGGCAAAGCGACCCTATCTGGGGTAGGGACATTATCTGCTATCGGGCAGAGAATACGATACGGCATAGCGACATTAGCGGGAACGGGTAGCCTTGTTGGGATAGGCCATATAACAGCAGTCGGCAAGGCAACTCTATCGGGGATTGGCACACTATCTGCAGCGTGGACACGCATAAGAACGGGTGCTGCAACGCTTTCTGGTGTTGGTTCTTTATCAGCTATTGGGAGGCGTATTTACCAAGGCACAGCTACATTGACTGGTTCAGGCTTATTGGCGGGTAAGGGAGCACTCATAGCTATAGGAAAAGCGACTCTAACTGGCACTGGCACTTTAACAACAATATGGACAAGGATTAGAACAGGATCAGCGACCCTTACTGGCGTGGGCACACTATCAGCCATCGGAAGGGGGATTTACGCTGGGGCAGCGACCCTAACAGGACAGGGCACTTTAGCGGGCAAGGGTGTAATTACCGCCATAGGTAAGGCTACGCTATCAGGCATTGGAACTCTAGCAGCCATCGGCATAGTCGGCGTTATCCGCTACGGCTCGGCTGTGTTATCGGGGGTTGGGACCTTAGCGGCGGCAGGGCATATAACTGCGGTTGGCAAGGCTACTCTAACTGGTGTGGGCAGCCTAATAATCACAATACGCAGGGATATTTGGGCCACCGTATATTTCCACGCGAGGTCATTCGGTGCAATATTCCACAAAAGAGATTCGGATGTTGTGTTTCGGAGCCGTGACTTTGATGTAACATTCCCCGATCGAGATGCCGATGTCATATTCCCAGACCGTGATAAAGACGTAGGTTTTGGAGTGAAATAATGGCTAGTTCAGACAATATAACCGTTCCAAAGGGCGACTACGGCTACAACCTCAATTTCACACTCAGGGATTCAGATGGCGATCCCCGGATTATGACGGGATATGAGAAGCCGAAGTTCAAAACATGGGCCCCTGGCACCCCGGGCACACTGTTGGTTAGTGCCGATTGCGAATGGACTGTGCAGGCAGAGGGTACCTGCTATTACCTTGTGGTGGCGGAGGACTTTGACGATGTGGGCCGGTATTGCTATGAGATCGAAGTCACGAAGTTAGACGGGGAGGACATCAGTGTTGTGGAAAGCGCAAAGAAGGGCTGGGTGACAGTTGAGGAGAGCGGATAATGTATTGCACAGTAGAGGAAATCAAGACCGAGCTCGACATAACCGATGAGAACTATGACAGTATGCTCATGGCTATGATGGAGCAGGCCAAGGGCTTCATTGATGACTACTGCGATAGGGAGTTCGATCAAACCGCCGAAGCCCGCTACTTTAATGGGGCCGGGTCAATACTCTTTATTGACGATTTGGTAATTTCCACTACCACCGTCGAGCTAGATAGGGATGGCGATGGCACGCATGAGTCCACAATGGCAAGCGGGGATTATGTGCTCTATCCCCTCAACAAGACGCCCAAAACATATATCAAGATAAGCAATAACTCCAACTATGGCGGCTTTGCCCCCGGCATAAAGAACGGCGTGAAGATAACTGGCACATGGGGTTACACAACCATCCCGGCACCGATTAGGCGGGCATCCATAATTCAGGTGTGCAGATGGTTCAAACGCAGTAAGGGGGCATACGAGGATATGGTCGGGATCCCCGAAATGGGAACGTTTGTTGTCTATAAGGGGCTCGACCCCGATGTGGCCTTGCTACTTAATCCGTATCGCAAGAGGAATATAGGCTAATGGCTGGCATTGACACGACCGTAGAGATCAAGGGCTTGGAGGAGCTCCAGAAGAAGCTGGAAAAGGAAGTTGCACTCGGCCCGCCGCTAAAGATGATATTGGGCGAAGCTGCTCTGCGTGTTGAACGGGAAGCAAAGATACTCGCGCCTTTTGACACCGGTAGGCTACGGGCCAGCATAACCCCCTCGGTAAGTGCCTCTCCTGTGCCTCTTTGGGCAAAGGTTAGCAGCAATGTCAGATATGCCAGCTATGTCGAATACGGGACTCGGAAATGGGTAGGTAAGGCATTCTTGCGCCCTGCGTTGGAGAGGGTAAGGGCCAAAATCGATGAACTGCTGGGCAAGGCAGCCAAGATGATTGAGCAGAGGTTCGGGAAATGACCCTAATCAATGGGTTCAAATTGGCATTTAATTGGCATTTTTATTCTATCGAGGCAAAGAGGTTTATCGGCACAGCTAGGATGTTGGCAAATATATATTCGGTATCCGTTCGCTAAATCACCAAACGTAGTCACTTCGACAGGATCAAAATTCTTACATTCCGAAGCAATACAAATTTCCCGATTCATACATTGAAATTATACGCAATAAATAATCGATTGTCAAGGGAATAACAAATGAGTTTAGCAAATATACGAACTGGATTGCAGACCCGCCTGGAGATCATCAGCGGCCTGCGGGTATTCGATCGCCCCCCTGATAGCATTAGCCAATTGCCGGCGGCCTTCATTGTGCCCCTGCGTGGCGCATATAACTACGCCATGAACACCGGCATTGATTATGATTTCGAGGTTACGCTTTTCGTGGCGAGGGCTGCTGATGTGGCGGATGCCCAGACGAAGCTCGATCCTTACATTGCCCGAGAGGGCAGCAAGTCTGTTTATGCCGCCATTGATGGCGATACAACGCTGGGAGGGGCCTGCTCTGAATGTATAGTCTTGGAATTTAGGGATTACGGCGGGCTGACATACGGCGACACGCTCTTTTTAGGTGTTAAATTCCTTATTAGGGTTCTGGGATAGGAGGCAATCATGGCTCTAAAAGCGGCAAAGAATGTGCGGATTTACATAGAGGGCTACGATATATCGGGCAGGTCTAACAGCCTTCGGCCCTCGCTGGCTAGGGATTTTGAGGATGTGACCTGTTTTAGCAACAACGGCCACAAATGGTTCCCGACACTGACAAAGGACGGCTTCAGCTTTAACGGTTTCTACGATTCCGCCAATATAACGGAGATCATGAATACATTGCGCGGGAGTTCATCGGGCGTTGTGTGCCTCCTCCTGGGGCCGAATTTGAGCGATAAGGCTGTCTGTGGTGGTGGGGCATGGCAGGAGGGCTATGACATCGAAATGCCAGTAGCGGGGATGCTAACCTTGGCCGGGGTCTTCCAGTTCGATGGCATCGCAGAGGATTGCATTGTCTTGCAGGCTTCAGCCACCAAAGCCTCCAATGGAAACGGCACTGCCGTTAATAAGATCGATAATGTCCATAAGGTTCAGGATACGGCAAACGAAGTCACATCGGATGATGCGGATAGCCAAGGCACACTGGAAACCCTGCTCAACGAAATAAGGGGTGACTACAACACCCATCGGGTATCGACCACATACCACGATGCGGCTGACAGCACCAATGACGTGGATGCTGCCGAAGCCAGTGATTTGGATACTGCAAAAACACTGGCCAACCAGATCAAGGCAAAGTTTAATGCGCACCGCAGCCAATCAGGGGTGCACCCCCACGATGATGGCGATAACGAGGTCACAAGTCCCGATGCCACCGATTTGCCAACCTGCGAAACGCTGGCCAACGAAATCAAGGGCGATTTCAACGATCACCTGCTGGATGTGACCGATGATGGGGCTGTGGGCTATCTTCAGGTGTTCGCCTGTGGCGCCGATGATGCCCTAATCGTTAAGGTGCAGGACAGCGATGATTCGGTTTTCACCTCACCCCATGATCTCATTACATTCGCCACCGCAAACGGTGTGACTGCCGAAAGAAAGATTGCAACGGGCGATGTCAAGCGGTATGTCCGGGTAAATTGGGCTGGCACACCGACATACTCGGCAACATTCGCCATATGTTTTAAGAGGAATTAAGGAGGTAGGAAATGACTTTGAAATCAGGCAAAAATGTATCGCTCAAGCTCAC